CCTGTGCCGCCTGTTGCTCCGCCACCAACAGCAGTGCCATTTGTACCATTTCCACCAGTACCAACTGTAATTGGAACAGTACTACCAGGCGTTAACCCTGCCACAAAAGCAAGACCTACTCCGCCACCACCGCCATTTCTAGCGGATGAATACGCACTACCGCCAGCAGCACCACCGCCAGCACCATAAACTGCAACTTGAACTTTTGTAACGCCAGCTGGGACAGTCCATGTAGTGTTTGCAGTGAAATAAACCATGTTGGAAAACCCCGCTGATGGCGTTGTCCAACTAGGTGCAGAAGCACCATTTGATTGAAGAACTTGACCAGATGTTCCAGCAGCAAGCATTGCAGTTGTGCCAGATGCGGTTTGATAAGGTACTGTTCCAGCACTACCACCAGCAAGATTTGTTGATGTAGCAGCACTTCCTGCAACACTAATAGGCCATGTTCCTGATGCGCCACCGCCTGTTGGGCTAGGAACATCAGTGCCAATAGCCAAACCCAAGTTGGTTCTGGCAGCAGATGCTGTAGCAGCATTAGTACCGCCTTTAGAAACTGGCACTGGAGCATTCAAAGCAGAAGGCGAAACTCCACCAGAAGAATCCAAATTATTGGCAAAGTTTGCCAGATTTACTGCTTGTGTCATTTTTTCACCTGTTCAAGTTGTGCTTTTAGTTCGTCAATCTGAGCTTGCATTTCAAGAAACATATCTCGAATTGTAGGTTTTTTCTCGATTTCAATTGGAATATCGTAGCCAAGAGTACCTGCTGAACCAAGACCAAAAGAAGATGCAGAACCAGCACTCTTAAAACTACAGAATTGTGTTGGCTGTCCTGAAAAACTCAAAAATCCTGATGATGTGTAGTTGTAGCTGAGATCACCAGAACCAGGAATTGTGTAGTCAGACGAGGGTTTCAACAAACACCCGTTTAGCCACATCAAATGAGAGTTGCGATAAAACGGAGTAGGAAACACTACATTGGTGGTTCCACTTGCTGTTTCTGTGTAGTTTTCTGCAAATATCAATACGTTTGCATTGTTTTTGTTAAAAGAAACAATAACGCAATCACCACCAACAGAAGGCGTAGTTAGCGTATATCCAGTATTGCCACCAATGTATGAGTAGTCCGTATCAACAATTAAGCAGCCATTAATAAAAATAAGTTCAGAACCATCTGTGTAAGAAGATGAAATTGTTGTTTGACCAGAGGTTAATGTTGTTGATGTGTATACAAAAGGAACTTTGTCAGCAGACGTACCACCATCAATTAGGCGTATGTAATAAATTTGAATGGTATCGCCAGCAACACAAGCATTGGTTAGCGTGACTGTTGTGGTTGTTCGTGTGAAATCTGTCCCAGACTTCAAAAACATACCGTTTCTGAATACCAAAACTTGATTGGTTTGGTAGTTAGAAATAGTAAAGGCTGTTTGCCCTGATGTTGCTGTAGTAACCAAAACGCTGTAACGAACTTGGTCAGCAGCACCTGTTTGAACAACTCGTCCAAACTGGTCAACAGATACGCTTGCTGTTGCAGCAATATCAATCTCAAAACCACCTGTGTTTTGTCCTTGACCATATGGATCAAGATTCAAATTCACAATTCCGTTTTGACCTAAAGACGAATAACCTAAACGTCCGTCTGTTGGCGAGGTGATGTTTGTCACCACCATACCAGGACGCAGATAAACGTCTATGTATGGGCTTCCAACTGATGGCTGATAGGTAACTTGAGTCCAGCCAGAAGTATCAGGAGAAGCCAGATCGGTACTAAATTGAACAATGTTGTCAGAAGAAACCCTTACCCACAAATCCACATCTACAAGCAATGTGCCACCAGCATAAAACCATGTGTAATCTGCCGCATTGTTATCGGTAATGATTACATCAGATGGCTGCAAACCAAAATAGGTTTTGCCAGTAGGATCGGTAGAAATGCCGCCACCAGTAGATGTCGAGGCGTATCTAACAATCAAATAGCGATAAGGCGATTGGATTGTTAAGGGATTGTTGTTGATGATGCCAATAGTGTTGACAGATGAGGCTGTCGGAACATCAAGATTGATGACCAGATTGGCATATGGCAAATAACCAATAGGCTGATAGTTGGCTGGAATGAAAGAAATATTCCGACCACCTAAAGACCTGTAGTACAGGTTGTAGGTAGTGCCAAAATCAAATGGTGACCAAGCGTAGTCAGTAGGATCACTGGATGAGCTACCGTCTGCACTGGTGTAGATTCCGTAGAACTTTGCATTTGTTGGGCTAGTAGAAAAGCCAGCACCAACAGAATTTGTTGCAAAGCGAACAGTCATGTACTGTTCATAGGTCTTAAATGGATTGTCTAGGTCTACAGCTTGTACAGGTGCTACTTGCCAGTTTTGGTTGGCATCAGGCACATCCTGACTGACAGCATAAGTAACGTGTCTGCCACCAGTAACAGCAAGCCAAAGAACTTTGTTGATTCCAAAACCACCAGCTACAGTAAACCATGTGTAGTCTGCTGGATTGGTACTTTCCGTTACCTGGTCGCTGTTTGCAATACCAAAGTACAAACGTCCGTAAGGGTTGTCTGAAAAGTTCAGTCCAGAACGATTGTCGGCATACTTGATGTCCAAATACCGATACTGGTACTGAAGAATGTCGCCAGCAGTATTGGAGACAAAACCAGTTGTAGGATTGTTGCTGACAGCATAAGCTCCAGCAGGAATGCCGGAACTGATGTTTGCCAATAAATAGTTAATTGCCTCAGAAATTTCTGAAGGATCGGGATTGTTGTCTAGTGCAAATGGCATTAGAACGCATCCTCAACAATGGTGGTTTGCCAGTTAACTGCTGTCAGATTCCATGTGTTTGTAGCATCATTGGATTCAATCTTGACAGACGTTGTACGAACTGCATTTTGCTGAGTGCTAATCCAAGGCGTATTGGTATCAATAACTGCCACACCCGTTTGTCCATAAGTAGCAGCTTGTCCAGTAGAGTTAGCACCACCAACGGTAATGTTGATAGAGCCCGACCCAGCTACTTCAGGCAACAAACGATGCACATAAATTTTGGAACTGAAAGGAACTGGCCCTTTGTCAGTTGTCATGGTCATGTTGTTGCGTTCAAACAAGGCAGGAATTGCAGCGTTGTTGATGAACGAATTGCCTACAGCAGTCTGAATAAGCTTCTGTGAGCTTGCATCTGCTCTGGCATATGTAACGACACGGGAAGCCAGATTAAACGCCCCTGAGACAACTTTAGGACCTTCTGTGCCCATGCAGGCGTTTTGAATGTTCTTAGGAGCATTCCAAATTTGCAAGTCATAGCGATATGACAACATCTTGTTACACCAGCCTGTAGAAGTCAGGTCAGGGTAGTAAATCTCAATCTGGTACTTCTGGGTGTTGTTGACCATAAAAATACGGTCGTAGTAAGTAGGATTGAGATTGCTGAAGAAGTAATCTTTGACTCGCTGATTGCCAATAGATGTGAAGTTTGCACCATCAAACATCCAAATGTCTCGGGCATCAATACCGTAAACATTAGCGTCAGTATTGGTCCAGCAGTTGTTGTTAATTAGTCCACGACCTTGGTTTAGCAAACGCACACCAAAGATGGGTGCTGTGCTGTTCTGATAGGCAATAGGACTGAATACGACTGTATCCCAGTAGGAGCAAACGTAGAAGTTGCCACCCAAGAAAAAGCCATCAACCAAAGGACCACGAACAGGAACTTCTTGCTCGTTAGCTACGTTGGTAAGGGTAGGTTCCCATGTTTGAGGAACGCCTGTATTGCCAAAGGACTGTGACCAACGTACTGTTGTTGGATAATTTGTGTCGATTCCACTAGCTGTTTTTGTCAAATTGCCAGCAATCAGGATATTGCCCACGTTTGGAGAACAGTAGTTGCGAACAAACCCAGCAGTGGTTTTTGTTACGCCAACATCGTAGTTCCAGTCGGCATTGGGTGTGATTGCCAGTTCTGTTGCTGTTGGCTGGAGATACATTGGATTGTTTAGGGTGTCATTCACAAAAAACACACCACCAACCCAAGATGTCGTGATATTCAGACCATTGACATAGCCACTAAGAGAAGCAGATGGATTTGCACCAAAACCAGGTGTGATATTGGAAACACCAGAAGCATTTACCAAATACCACCGGCCTTGGTTTGACGAATCACGGGTAGCAACAATATATGTCCAGATGGTTTGAGTCCTAAAACCACCTTCCATGAAAATGGCTTGGTTAGGAACAGCAGTCAGAATTTCCTGCTCACCAAATATCTTCTTGATACCACGGACATCACATTCGACATTCAACCCGCTGTTGTACTCATTTGGACCCAAAGCATTGCTTGGTACGTCCGGTGTAAAGGACATATTCACAAATGGAGTTCGCAGACGGGTGTAATCGCTCATGTTATGTCACCGTAGTAGGCTCCGTCATTTGCTGTAGATTCTGGATTAGACGGGTATCAGATGGGTTAAATTCTAAAGCTTTTTTGCATAATTCAATAGCTTCAGCTTTCAGGCCCAAATTCCATGCTCCAAGGCTTGCCAAGTCCCAAGGCTTCTCAGTCCAGACAGATGGGTCCATTGTGTAAACAGCAGCTTTGTCAGTAATCTGTAAGGCTTGTTTAGCAGATGAGTAGCACTCTACCCACAAGCTTCTGCGGTAACAAAACATAGCTAGGTCAACCCAAGGTTCACGGGTAGTAGGAGCTTCAGCACAAGCTAAACGTAGCCATTTCTGAGCTTCCCAGCCATTGCCTAACTCGTCATGTGCTTTACCTAACAATCGCATTGCATAGCAGCGTTCATTTGCCCAAGTAGCTTCAGGCATAGCAAGGTACTTGTTTAGGGCTGTAATAGCCTCTTCCCAGCGGTCATAGAACGTCAATTCACGAGCATGATAAAACGCATTACGAGGGCAATACGGGTCTTCTTTTACTGCCAGTTCCAGTAGGGGCATGTACTGCCCGCGAGACTTGGTGGGATCAGGATGGTGACTAACGAGCAGTTTGTCTGTATGAGCGTAGACCTCGACAATACGTCCATCAGGTCTTGGGTATTCGTGGACTGGGTGATGCCAGTGGTATCCATGTCGATGGTGGATTTTTTCATAAAAGAAGGATATTCCACATCCCCAATCAAACTTGTAACGCAACCGTGTGGTTTCGGCTGTCCAGACTCGTTCAATTTCTTCTCGCCATCCATCTTCTAAGACCTCATCAAGATCAAGAGATATACAGACATCATAGTCCCCTGGGATCAATGCTAAAGCTGTATCTCGAGCTTTGTCAAATCTCCAAGGTTTGATGGCAATGTCATAAACCTTTGCTCCACATTCCAATGCTTTTTCTACTGTTTTATCAGTAGAACCAGTGTCAGCAATCAAAATCAAGTCAGCATCTTTAGCTGAATCACAAAAACGGTGAACAAACTGTTCTTCGTTCTTGCTAATGGCATACACAGCAATTTTCATATCAATCCTTTGCAATTTTGTGCTTTTTAAAGCGCAAATATAACTACTTATTTGTAGATTTAATTTTTAATTTCTACAGAAGATGTATTTTTTATTTCTTGCAACAATTCTTCAGTCATGGGGTAAAAATCTGTTTCAATAAATTCAGAACTAACATGAATAGGGACAGATGCAGGGTTTATTATGTCTTCAACGCGTTCACCATTACGCAATGCATGAATGCAATGAACAACTGTATTGTCTTCAAGGGCAACTAGCTCATGAGTAATGCCAGATTTAATAAATATGTGATGTGGCGCAGTAAAATCTGTGGATTTTCCAAGAGCAGTCAAACGAATTTTGCCGGATGCTAACAGTGTTACATGGTCAAATGTATGAGAGTGTCCTTGTTCAAAATCTCCTTTTTTTATAAATGTCATTTGTTTAATGAATACGTTGGACACGCAACTAATTGCAACATAAGGCTTATCAGCCATGTTTATTCTCCAATACTAGTAAACAAAACAAAAGTTGGAATCCAATTACGAGAAGAATCATCCCATACATATTCTAGATTGTTATTTGGATAAGGAATAGGAGGAACCCATTCCATTTTTGTAGAATCAAAAACAAAATAAGAATGCAAAGCTGGTGCTACAAAAACATCATGCTCTTGCATGTAAAAGTAGCCTATGCTGGCATAACGACAACGAAATTTATTATTGTATGAAGTTTGAACCCAGCGTTTTTTGTTGCCGCCAAAAACTGTTTCAAGGTAATCTTGACCAATTGATTCACTAAAAGGGAAATCAATATTGCCACAATCTGAGTTGTTTACAACGATTACAGAAATGACAATATTGTTTTCATCAAGTTCAGCAAAATGAGCCATTTTAAATCTCACTGATATTGATAACGAACAATAACTATGCCGGAACCTCCTGGATTTCCAACTCCACCGCCACTTCCTGTGTTTGCTGCGCCAGCACCATTTGGCGAACCAGGACTAGCACCGCCATTAGCACCGCCACCTCCGCCATTTGCTCGTGTAATCGCAGTTCCTGTTATGTTGTTTGACAAACCTGCGCCACCGTTACCACCAGAACCTCCAGCAAGACCTGCGCCTCCTGCACCACCACCGCCTCCAGATTTCCAGGCTTGAACTTTAGCTCCCGTATTTTGACCAGCACCCCCAGAAAAACCTTGTCCCGCTGTTCCAGCGCCAGCACCCCCTGGACCACCATTATCTCCGCGCCCACCGCCACCGCTACCGCCAGAACCTCCTGTTACGCCACCTGATCTTCCGCCTGATCCACCACCAACAGATGTTATAGACCCAAAAACCGAATTACTTCCTGAGGTTGAACTTCCAGCGCCAATAGTTACGGTATAACTTTGAACAGCTGCATTAATAGCAGATTCAGCAGCCGAATTTCCCCCAGAAGTTTGCCCTGGAACTGAAGTTCTGTAACCGCCTGCGCCACCACCACCATCAATTGTTGCCGCGCCACCGCCTCCACCTGCGATAACAAGATACTGAATCGTATTGTTTACATTTCCTAACTGTGAAACAACAAAAGTTCCAGAACCAGTAAATGTATGAATTTTAAAATTACCACTAGTAGTTATTGTTCCGCCAGTAGCTTGTATAAAAGTAGTGTTTGATTTGCCATATCCATCACTCATTGAAATTGCACCACTGCTTTTGGCAAACAATGTTCGAACAGTTGAACTGTTCATGTCAATTTGCGCTGTGGCAGAGTTGCCGAGTTCAATGTTTACAGACTGATTTAACCCCCCTGTAGTGGCAGAACCACCAAGAGAAATAGGGCCAGTTGAAACCATTGTCATGGTCAGGCAACCTTTCTCTTCAGTTCTTCAACAGTCTTTTCTAGTTCTTTAATAGCTTCAATTAACAAAGGAACTAAACGCTCATATCGAACTGTCAAGTATTTTTCGTCAATTGGGGCTGGAGCAACAGCTTCAGGCTGTACAGCTTGCACAGACTGTGCGGAAACACCCACCTCGATAACAGAAGCATCGTAACCAAGAGCCACAGCAGTTTCATTGGCGTGATACACCATTGTTTCAATCTGTCGAACTTTTGCCAAAGGTTCAGTGATATTTGAAATTTTTGTTTTTAGTCGAACATCTGAGTAGTACGCTGTAATGTTGTTGGTTGCACGAATTTCACCAGCAGTACCAGATGCGGCTGTACCTACGCCAAATGAATTGACTTGATAGTTATTGGCTGTATTTAATGCATTAGCCGTAGAAGCAGTTGTGGCAGTTGCCGCATTACCAGTACATGAACCAGAAGAACCAGTTGTGTTTTGGTTAAGCGTAGGAATATCGGCTGCAACAACCGCACGGAAAGAAGGAACTCCTGCTGCACCATTAGGAGCCGCAAGGAAAAGGTTGGCAGTCTTTGATGCGTATGGATTTAATGTATCGCCATAGCCAGAAGACAAACTAATTGCTGGAGTTGTACCACCAGATGAAGCAACGGGAGATGTACCCGTTACAGACGTTACTGGCGTAACAGATGAAGCAATACTGATTGAGCCTGCACCATTGGTGATACTGATGCCAGTACCTGCTGTCAATGTGGTACGAACAAAACCAACACCCGTGCTACCAATATCAACCTGACCATTGGTAGGTGCGGTAGTTAAGCCAGTACCGCCAACAGAAACAGGAACAGGATTTGTACCTGAATAACTCGTATTCCATGCGGACCCTGTAGATACTGCAATACCAGCCCCAGGATATACAGTTGGACCTTGAGTTCCCGTAGGACCTGTAGGCCCTGCAACAGTAGAAGCAGCACCAGTTGCACCCGTAGGTCCTGTAGGCCCTGCAACTCCTTGCACACCTTGAGGACCAGTAGGTCCTGCTACGCCTTGTGCTCCAGTGCTACCAGTGGGTCCTTGAATACCTTGAATGCCCTGTGGCCCTGTTGGACCAACTGCTCCTGTTGGACCAAGCTGGGTGTACATCACCTGTGCTGCGGTAAAGATAACTGATGGCGTTAATGGGTAATTTCCGCTTGCTGCGATTGTTTCAATAGAAACACTGGTGTTTGCAGTTTGCCAAAACACCTCAACATAATCATTAGCAGCTAATGTCAATACATAGTTGACAGTCAAAATTTCACTTGAGTACGCTGCACCTTGTTTGTCAGGAACATCGTAGTGTGAATTTGTGTCGGCAAGATTAGTGCCGTTTTTCTTCAGCCAGATTTGTGTGCTGCCGTTTTGTGTCGATCTGTTTGTAAACTGAATTGAAAACGTCAGGCTGTAAACGCCTGCATACGCAAAAGTTACACGGCTACTAGAAACAACACTAACGCCATTGTTGGCAGCATCAGCATTATTGAGCGTGACTGCATAAGCAGTTCCTGTAGCAGCCGCTGTTTGGGTAGTTGTATCCCAGAACGAACCCCAATAACCCAATGCGCCACCAGCACCTGTAGCACCTGTTGAGCCAGTAGGTCCTGTTGGCCCTGTGTTGCCTTGAATGCCCTGAGGTCCTGTTGGGCCAGCTACTGTAGACGCTGCACCTGTAGGGCCGGTTGGTCCAGTAACGCCTTGGATACCTTGGATACCCTGAGCGCCAGTAGGACCCGTAGGTCCAACAATACCTTGTACACCTTGAGCGCCTGTAGGACCGGTAGGTCCTTGTATGCCTTGAATACCTTGAGCACCGGTTGGACCTGTTGGCCCTACATCACCCTGAATGCCTTGTGCGCCAGTAGGTCCCGTTGGCCCCTGAATACCTTGGATGCCCTGTGATCCAGTAGGCCCTGTTGGACCGGTAACACCTTGGATGCCTTGAGCACCAGTGGGGCCAGTAGGACCTTGAATACCCTGGATACCTTGGCTACCAGTGGGACCAGTAGGGCCAGTTGCACCTTGGATACCCTGTGAGCCTGTGGGACCAGTAGGTCCCGTAGGACCTGTTACGCCAAAACGAACTGTAGACTGATAAAGGCCAGTAGTTTCTGTGCCTGGTGTTGCAGGAACAGCATTTGCTGTATTTCCGTAAAGACCGCTTGTAGCCATCTTTTACCTCACTTGAACTCAAAATACCACCCATTTCGGGGTGGTGAATATTTAGTTTGACCTTTGTACTTCCAAGAATAGCCATAAATGCCATAGTGGATGTTTTGCAAAGATGTTTTGTGTGCTTCTGAAGCTGCTTTAAGACTAGGAAATTTGCCTAAAGGTGTTACATACCAGCCTTTAAAACTAGGATGATTTTCACCAAATTTTCCAAGATTGTTTTTTGCAGATCGTTCGCTCATTTTTTTTCGAACATCTATTCTTTTAGATACGTTTGTTTCACCATTAGCTGCGCCTTGAATACCTTCTTCAAGAACCATGTTAGCCCAATTTGGAGAATTAACTACATCATGTTCTTCACAAAATTTGCGAGCAAATTTAATCAATCTATCTTGATCTTGCCAAATTCCTAGCAATTCTGTTTTGTAATTGCTGCCGTGTTTTTTGAGATGCCTAATCCAATGAATGCCACTACCTTTATAAGAATGAATTCTTTGAAGGCGAGTAGTTTTGCCAAAATATTTAAAACCCGTTACATTGTGAGTTTTAACGTATAAAGCAGTAGTTTTGAACATAATAGCTTTAGACTATTTGAAGCTATAGCGATATGTACGGGGCTGGAACTCAGATGTGAGGTGTTGGTCACCACCACGCCATTTGCCTTTGTAGTTTTGGTCTTCAATCAGGCCATAAGCAGAATCAAAGCGATCAAGCCATTTTTGAGATTCTTCTACGTTTTTATTTTTGTCGTAGTAAGCCCAAAGCGTACCGTACATATAGCCTTCAGGAAATGAAGACAAGATAGCATTGTTTTGCACAATTGGATACGCTTCAGATGATGTAGGGCCAAAAAGAAACGGAAAAGTACGCTGATAGTAGGCTTTGATGGTTACGCTTTGACCAGGATTGGGTGTAAAGACGTAGTTAGGACCAACTTCAGAGAAAGAAGCACGAATAACTCGAGGCACACCAAAAGGACGGATGTACAACTGGTCAATCATCCTGCGACGAATAATCTCACGGTCACCTACTCGGTCATAAATGATCCAAGGACCTACGTTGGTAGCACCAGGTGGCTGATTCTGTGGATATGTGTCCTGAAAGAACAGGATTGGGAAGCACATGTCGGCAGGAATAGGAGCCATGCCGGTAGCATCTGTGGTCAGAATAGACGGGTTGGTAGCGTCATATGGGTCTGAACGCAAAGCAGGTAACTCAATAGTACGCATCTTGAGTTCAGCCATTTGCACACAAGACTGAATCTCTAAAGACGAACTGGTGGGAATCTTGAGAATTGCTGTTGGCAACGAAACGGTTGACCAAGTAAGGTCAGGATCGTTAACAGTGATCGTGGTGGAGCTTACTGCTGTTACAAGCGTAAACGGACCCATGATATTGGGGCCAATAAAGTCACCAACAATAACAGCAGATGTTGGATTTGCAGAACAAGTAATAACGCCTGTCGTTACGTTGTAAGCAGTAGCGTTAATGCCGACAGTACTAGGAATGGCTCCTACCCATTGTGCGATCCGACTAACGAGTGCATTGCCAGATTGGATAAAAAGAGCCATTTTGGTTCCTTACTTAGTCGGTATTGAGGGATTATACGGAATGGGAATTTTCCCGCTAGGGTGACACACGAAATCAGAATAATCCCGATTCACAATTGCGTAGAACAAGATTTTATCTTTCTTGTCTTGTTTAATCAGTTCCCAAGGACGGTTATCAAAGTACTTGGAACTAATTTCGTGTGCAAAGCATTTTGGCAATTCCATCATGTGTGCGGTTCCGGCAAAGAACGGGTTATCAGTACCGTGTTCTTTGTAAAACTCACGCAATTCTTTGCATCTTGTTCGTACAGCCTCTACGTTTTTCTGTTCGTATTGAACATAACGTACACCGTCTTGAGCACCAACTTTGTAGTTGATGTTTTGGGTGTTGAAGGTCTGTGACCAAGTACCAGACTTAACTTCATTGAAAAGCTTGTCGTTATGACGGAATACACCGTCAATGCCGCCTTCAAGGATGCCTTTGGTGTAGTACTCTTCGTTGACTTTAACTTCGTCTTCCATTGCTTTCTCCATGCTTTACCAAAGGGAGCTACTAGAACTCCCTTCAGTAAAGCCCCGAAGGGCTTCAGGTTTACACCAAGTAACGCTTCACTTGTGCAGCAGGACGGGGAGCCGTCACAGCAGCACCAGTAGGCGCAATGGCAGCCAACACAGCCACACCTGCGGGGTTACGCACAATCAGCGTACCTTCCATGATGTACTGGTCCAAAGAAGCGTCAGCAGAGCTAAACACTTCGTTGTTCGGGCCAAGTTCACGCAACGAACCCCACTGGATAACGTCAGGGTTCAGGAACAGGGCAGAAGTGTTATCTGCACCGGTTTGGTCCATAACCCAAGAGTCGTCGATCTGGTAGGTGTAGTTGAAGTCACCTTCGTAAGTACCAATCGTGTCACCCTTGTCAGCAGGGTTGAAACGGTTGATCGAACGGCTGGTGGGCATCATGTCGCTGATGTGAGTACGCATGGAGGTAGGAACCACCATGTTCGTAATCTTGGCATTGAAACGCTGCTCGGCAGTAGTCACCAACTGTTTGTACAGGTAGGGGCTGAACTGTTGCAGGGTCACGCCAGAAGAGTACGAGAAGTAGCCAAGACCAGCATTGCTCAACAAAGCGTTGAATGGGGTGTTGGTGTTAACAGCAGAAGTGGTGTCGTCACCATCGCTGGTAGCCAGGTTCAACACAGAAGTGCCATCGGTGTCATTGCCGGAACGTGTACCAGCGAACGAGTACAGCGAACCAAAACGACGACCGTTGTTAGGAGTACCACCGCCTTGCGAGGCAGATTGACCGCTGTACTTGATGGATGCACCGTCAGCACGAACCATCTGGAGTTCAACGTCAAACATGATCTCGGTCAACTGTTTGACTTCTTGGTAAGCCTGTGGATCGCCACCAGCTTGTTCCACAGCACGAGCAGTACCAGTAGCACCGATCACAGTGGTGAAAATCTGAGTGTAGTTACCGCAGTTTGCACGGGTGTTGTTGTCTGCCAAAGAAGCAGTCACAGCAGCGCCTTCAAGCTTTGCGTTCAAAGCAGGAGTGCGGTAGTAGTCAACAGGCCAAATGTGCAGAGTCGAGTTGACCTTGCGCTTTTTGGACATAGCCATGTTGGTCAGGGGGGTACGGTCTTTAACATAGTTAGAGACAGTCATATCGAGGTCTTTGACCACGATGTCGGTGGTATACGAGCCGTTGCCGTTACCCAGGTTAGCAGAGGTAATAGTTGCCATTTTAAAAACTCCAGTTAACGCTTGCGATTTTTGTTAGACGCAAGCATGGTTGCCAAAAGGTCCCGTGTCGCATTCTTATCGCCAGACTTTGCTTGCTTTTGAAGCTTTTCCACATCGCTTTCGGGTGCGGTTTTAGCTTTTGGCACGACTTTAGAAGCCGCAGCCAATGAGCCACCTGCGTTACGTACTTTTGGACCTTCACGGAACTTTAAACCATCCCGAATCAGGCTCAAAAGATACTCATCACTGGACACCAAATCAAGATTCGGTACACCAGGGACAAACGAGGTGTTTGCCGCTTTCCAATCTTTAGCAAGCTTCTCTCGAATCTCACTAAACACTGCCTTGTTAGCCAATTCCTTATCGCTAAACGACTGCCTTGCTTTATCCAGGCTTTCCTGAACAAGAGCAGCACGATGTTGATAGAACTGGTCAACTTTAGGCCGATTTGCTTTGATGAACTGCGCCTTTTCCTCGATCAACTCAGCGTTTTGGCGGATAGCCGCTTCAGCCTGAGCTTTCTCAGCAGGATCAGTTGCGTTTTGAAGAATCTTGCCCCATTGCTGGTTATATTGTTGAAGCGTTACCAGTTCATCAGCCGTTGTTTGTAGCTGGGGAACAATGGTAAGTTCCAACCCTATTTGCAAGCCATCAAGTTCACTTCTGCGCTTTGCTTCAAACTCTTCAAATTCAGCACGATCAGCTTTAAGCTTACGAGCGTTCTCATGGATAGCACTACCTTGACCCAGAATTGAAGCCGCTTTCTCTGCTGTAACCTCAATAAAGCCACCATCAGCGTCTTTATTAGGGATTCGCAACGTCAAATTCGGATTCTCTTTGGCAAACTCAAGGAAATTGACTGCTTCACTTACTCCATCGGAGGGTTCCGCTTCAGCTTCCGAGCTGACCTCATCTGACTCAACTGCAATACCATCTTCAGGTTCGGCTTCCAATACTGGAGCCGCCTCAGGGGATTCAGCTTGCGCTTCCTCTTGTCCTGCTGGTGGAGGTGAACTGCCATCGGGTTGCGGATTGTTACGCTTGTTAGCGGCAATCATTGCAGCGATAGCATCGGCGGGATTCACGACACCAGTTTGCTCAGGGGCGGTCGCATTTGCGATTACGTCTGACATAGTTTACTCTTTTTGGTTAAGTGTTAATCTTTTTAGCCACTTTCCCAAGATATTCAGTCTTCTCAATGAAGCCAATGAAATCTCGGACTCCAGCAACATAATGTGCATTTTCTATGCGTTCTGGATCGGTTCGACAATCTTCCAACCTTTCCAGCATATTGAACCTATACAGGTTAAATAGCAGTGCAAAATCCTCATTCTTGATGAGGCGGGAAGCTGACTCCCCGTTTTCAATAACTAGAGTTCGTCTTTCAACATTGGCCTCCTTATGAGAATCAACGGCCTTAGTCCGTTTATTAAAATAACTCCTGATATTCAATACCAAGCTTTTCATTGCAATTCCTAGTCAACTTGCACGGCAGAAAGTTTACCTCTTTTTGCTGCCAATGCTTCAAACATGTTGTCTGTATCAATATCTTCTGCCTTCTTCATGTTCAAGGCAGTTACTGAGCCAGATTCCTGTGTTTTAGCCTTATTCAAATCCACTTTAGACTGAATTTCCATCTGTTCTGGGCTTGGGCCTTGTTGGGCTTTAGCTTGCATGATTTTGGCAGCTTCCTCAAGGGTTGGCAAATAGCTGTCAACGTCTTTAACACCCAAAACACGCAGAGTATCTTCAAAAGGTTTACGAGCCTTGATGAATAACTCAGGAACGCTTGGATCAAGCTGGGTCATCATTTGAGCAAATTGAGCCTGGGACTGGGCAATCAACTGTTGGCGAGTAAGACGGTTCTCGTCAGACAAGAAGCCCAAGGCCAAGTCAATATTAATCAGCTTGCGGTCAATAAATTCATAGTTGTCCATCGAAATGGCATCCATGAAAGGTTTGCCATTGCCACAAACGCCTGCCAACTGCTGAATGTTGTAGTCATCAGCGTACTGGATCAGTGTTTTCCAGACAATGTAGATAGCATCACGCAGACCAATGGCACAGTTCTTCACCATTTCGTCTTGGATCAATTGGTTGGGACCCATTGCCAATTGCAGCTTGAATCCTGAGTTGCCATCTTTCATGACTTCAGGGTTGAGCACATCATTGGGGCTGGTCATGCCAATCATGGACATCTTGTCAGATTCAAACCGCTGCATAGAGGATTGAACGTAGGCAAGGTTGCCCTGCATGGGTGCAAACTCGAAAACGTGCTTGCTTGGATCAAACTTGCGATCCAAAACAAACATGGCAGACACACCACGCTGAATTTCTTCAGCATCAATGAACTCGGGGTTCACACCAATACGAGGTGTGGATGCTTGCATGGCAAAAGCCATCTCAGCTCGAGCAATAGATGTGGCGTATTCCTGCATGGGCACAAGGCGTTCTGCAAGGGAGTAGCCAAAGAAGTTGCCAGTGATAGGCTTGGGGCACATTGCCGCCAAAGGAATGAAATCCACTTCCTTGACGTACAGAACATACGAGCCTGAGAAGCAAACCTCGACGATTTCCTCTTCACCATCGTTGTCTACGTCTTTGCGAATCCAAGCAGTAGTCAGCATGATGACTCGGCTGTACTTATCCGCACCAGCAGAGGCTACAACACCTTGACCTGGTACTGGGGTGGAGTCACGAGCATGGAGAGCCAAGTCGTTTTCCAAAGCACCAGCTTGGTAAGCACCAGCAGGACCGTAAGCAGCATGTTCAGACAACTTCTCAAGGTCCACATAAGGGAACTGAGCCTTGCACTCATGCAGAGTCATGGGGTCGTAAAAGCCCACAAAGTCTTGGTCTTGGATGCGAGGAATTGTTGGGTTACACACAAAATAGTGTTGTGCAACTTGCTTGATGCGTACAGTGGTTGAGTAACCAGTCAGCTTGTACTTGGCACGGTAGATGGTGTTGGCTTTGATAGCCTCGTCCATCTCTTCTTGAGGCGAACTAATCTCAGTCTCTTGCTCTTCAGGACCCATCATGCCCTGAGCAACAGCAGCAAGGTCAACGTCAATCCTACGCATGTTCTGACGTTTGGCAGTAAGACCTTTCTCAGCCGCCATAGTCTCAAACACACGCAGTTGGTCTTTAGTGCCTTCTACTTCTTTGTACTGGGTAATGGGTTCCCGTACAGGCGAGATCATCACGATGCCGTTTTTGTGCAGCAAAGCGTCTTGTGCCCAATCACGAACAACAGCGTAAGAATCATTCTTACTGTTAATCATGTACTTGACCATTTCGGTGGCTTGAGTAGCTTGTTCGCTATCCATTTCACTAAAACGCTCAAACTCAAAGTTAACCTTGCCGTTAGGCATCAGGCACTTGGTAATGATGGCTGTAGCGTAATCAACGCCAGGGGTTACTACAGGGTGGATGTAGTCAATACCGCGAATTGGCTCAGTAGAGTTACTGACAGCAATATTGAGGTAGTGGTAATCAGAAAGGCGGTTAAAGGTGTTTTTGGCTTGCGTCAGTCGCAAGTAATCCACCATTTTCAAGTAAACCTCATGGGCAACTTGGAAAACAATGCCTTTATTGGAGGCAGGTGCTTCGATGTACTCGACAATGATGTTGGTTTTGTCTAACATTTTTAAATCCTTTGCACCTTGCCCTCAACCGTAGACGGTCTACGATATTGGAATGTGTTTGCTCTGCTTACAACTGATTCGCCATGACCTTGGATTAAAGCCAGAATTCCAATCCTAGCCGAGTCAATGTGGTCATCAGGATCACTAAACCTGCCAGCATCGTCAATTGCATAGTTTCTGGCTTCATCTAAGAACTCCACACATGACTCATTAATCATAAATGTGCCACGTTCCATTCCTACCCGCATTATATTGATTCCGTAGGACTTATGGTTCGTGACTTTACCCTGATCGTTAACAGGATTCAAGATGGCACCAGGAATACAGTTCAGGCCGTAATTGTCTTCAAACACTTCTCGCACTGACTGTTCCGTCAAAGTATAGCGTCCAGCTTGTGTGGCATCGTGTGGCAATGCAATGGGAACGCCTTTAGATTCCCTGTCCAACAAATAATGGACATATTCATCTGGGGTTTCGCCACTGGCAATCTTGATTTGACGATGCAGATAAATCTTTTCTTCAGCAGGGTCTCTAAAGAAGAAACTGATAACTGTTGGGTCGTTTTTAATGCCCAAGTCAAAAGAAATCAAGCGTTCAAGGGAAGCGTTATTCTTGAGATCAATATCTGTGGCTTTGTAGGTAGGCCATTTCAGCAATGGGAATACCACGCCTTTGCCAACCAAAGGAATACCATTCATACGGCATTCCCGTTCCCAAGGCATAAAGTCTCGGGCTAACTGCTCACGTTCTTTTTGGCTGAAGAATTCCTCGTCCCATTCGTTGACAAAGGGAACGTCATCCCAAGTCACACGGACATGGGTGTATCCGTCAATCTTGTCCCAGAACTTACGGACGAGCCCTGACATGCCTTTAAGGGGCGTGAAGGAGCACAGCACCTGCCCATTACGTTGGGCGGTGCGGACAACAAGCTCTGAGAAGGTTTCGTCTGGTGGTTGTTCATCCAAGAGCACCAGGTCAAGCTCAAAACCTTGCAAGTGACGCACTTGTTGGGTGTAGTTCGAGAAGTAAAGTTTGGATTTGCCACCAGATGAATGCCAAATTTCTACGGCTAATACGTTTGCGCCATCAGTACGGATGGACTTGTCATCTAAACACTCACGGGGAATCGAGCCTGTACCCAGCTTGTAGGACTGCTTGATGTCATCACATCCCAACAGCTTGCTTTGCAGGGTCTTGGCTACCTGTTCCCACGATTCGCCGGATGCCATAGCAATAATGGGTTTGTCCCATTTCTTGCCTTTCCAGCCCTTTGGATATCGGCCTGTCAGGTGATAAGCGGCCTCGTAGGTAGACGCGATTGTTTTGCCAGCACGGTTGGCTGCAATCATGCCCCTACGGGTATGGGTAGCACCTGTTTCAAAGAATGCAGACTGATACTTGAAGGGCCGAAACCACTTCAAAGTATTGAACTGCATGTCTTTAGCAATAACATCCCGAGCAGCTTTCATTTGTTTAAGCTGTTCAGTATTGAGATGCTTGATGGCAGATTTGCCGCCAGCTAACTTAACGAGATGTTTTAAAGCCCGATCTTTGTAGATGGGCTGTATGTAGTCACTTGCTTCACTTTTTGCCATACATGTCACGCATGGTCAACAAGAGTTCGGCAGCAGAAGAAAGGTAGTAAACCTCTTCAGGGCTCAGTTTTCGATCTCCTTGGAGGTCTTTCTGTAGCCACTCAAGAGCTTTCCTAGCGCAGACTTCTACTTGCCCCGAAAGCTTCTGACGGAAGATGGCGGAATGATCGTCCATTACGCCCAGGGATTAGTTACGTTCTTAGACGCGATGTTCAGAACCTCACGGTCAATCAATGACCAGATGCCAGCACCCTTTTCACCAACGCAGTAAGCGTACAGACCACGACCTTTTTCAGAGTAGGTTCCATCTGCTCGACGCAACACAGTCTCGGCAGTACGGGGGTCAAGCCATGTGTACTTCTCGGGCACTACCTGACCAAACTTGTTGATGCGCTCACCAACAGCTTGTTGTTCAATAGGACCCATGATCTGATAAGTAATTACACCGTTGTCGTACTTCTTGAAGTTGATCTGCACCTTGCGGTCAGACTGTGGGTCTTCAGGGTGAGGCATGTTGGTAGCCCCAAAGAAGTGGACTTGCGAATCTGGATCGGGAAGATCAGCAGGACGAGCAGGCATAGGCTTTAGCTCATCCATCGGAATCAACTCTTTTTTGTCGATGTAGGGATTCAAATCAGTCTGGTAGTCAGATGGAATCTTCTTACCTTCCAAGGCGTTTTTAGCGACTTGGTATTGATCCTCTTTAGGTTTACCAATGAGGTCTAGACTGATTTGAGTCTTGTCGTAAACAAACTGAGCCAATTCTTTTGCAGTAGGCAGGTCTGCCTTCAGTGCATCAATATCATACGTTGCCATACATTACCTTTCAGATGTTCTTAGGGAGTTTAGGAGTGGTGAACTTACCGCCATTGATGTCATTCACATGGGGGTCAGACAGGGGGTTCTGGTTAAAAGCTTTGCCAACAGCAGTAGCAACCATCTTGCGACGATCTTGCTCTTTAGCAAAACCAGCAAGCTTTTCGTTGATGCCAGAAGTCAGACCACGAGTCATGGCTTTACCGCCAGAAATGATTTTGCCGTATGCAGACATGATTGACCTCACTTAGTGTAGCTGCTGTTTTTCAGATAACCATCATTCTTAATGGTTCCGCAGTAATCAGCATGGGTGCTGACCATTACCTTTTGGTTGCGACTAGCAATGTTGCCAGAAGCAGCAGGAGCACCTTGGGAGCCTTTAGGAGTATCCAAGCCGTGCTTAGTGCCAGTTACCTTGGTAACGCCACCAGAGTGACTAGCGGGGTTCTTAGAGACATTACCCTTGCGATTAGGAGCTTGGGCGAATTGGAAATTGGTAGTCATTTCTTGCCTTTCCGTTTATGTTCGGCATCACGTTTAACAGAATAGGCAATAGCCAAAGCCTGGGCTTGGGGTTTGCCTGCTTTAACTTCAGCCTTGACATTCGATTTGAATGCTTTCTCCGAAGTACCCTTCTTCAACGGCATATATTACACCTTTCTAGACTTTGCGAATAGCTTGCAGGAAGTCATCTAAAGCCTCATCAGCAGTAACTTCCTCTTCCTTACTGATGTTCTGCACATGCTCGATACTGATAATAGGAGCACGGCTAGACTCAAATGTAGCAAGCTTTTCAGCAATCTTGGCCTTTTCCTTCAAGTCCAGTTCATCACTGTTCATGGCCTCAATCAGCACATCCATAGCCGTTCGTAGGGGACTTAAACCCTTCTCCAAACGCTCATCATTTAGCTTGTTGAACAAAGCACCATACTCAGTAACCTTGTTGACAATGCTTTTAGGACGACCTTTGGTGTGACGGTTTTGGGGATTGTCTGTTAGGGTATCTCGAGGGTCTTTCTTGCCTGTTGCCAGCTTCATAGCCTTGATCTGGGCATATTGAGCTTTACTACTTTGACGCTGTTTCTCAGTAGTAACAGGCGAGTCTTCAGGTCGAATATCACCAAATAAGTTCATTTCAAACCTTTCATTGCGTCTTCAGTACGAATCCATCCGTAGCTGCCATTTACTTGGAATCCACGTTTCTTGTGAATCCGCATAAACCCATCATGCTCACTACGGATACTGGTTGAGCAAATAACAGGAATACCCCATGTATACGCCCAAAGGATGTGTTGGTCAATCATCTCATTAATCATCCGAACCCTCTGCTTTATTGGCAAGGTAAGGTCTAAATGATGAAACTTGGCATTACTGATCTCTTCATTCGAGTAGGTCGTATACCCACCACGATCAAACCAGCAATAACCCAACAAGCTGTTATCACCAAAAGGAATCGGAACTTCTCTGCATACAGCAATAAATTCCCGTCCTTTATCAAATATCTGTACGGTAGTAGCAACTGTCAGGTTCTTTCTGAACACAGCCCTATCCCGTTTCAGTACTCCATCTACTTCCTGTCCATAGGTCTGGTCAGCAAGAAGAACCATGTCCTCTACGTCATGTAGTGGATGAGCCAATGTCCATTCCATAGCAATGCAATCAAAAGTTTTGGGTGAAAAAATTTTATACCAGAAACGAGCAGGGGAAAAGTTTTTGTAGAAATTTTGGGGATGGGGGAGTGGGCCCCCCTTAAACCTTCCCCTTCCAGTCCTACCCCCTCACCTAAACCCACCAGGATAAGTAGGGGGGATTGCCACATTATGTTAAGTTGCATTAAGTAGGGGGGTTGCTCTGCTTTTGGGTGACTTTAGGGGCCCAATGTCTTTTGAGGTTTTGAGTACTAGCGTTATGACTTCATGCACTAGCCGTGCTCTGGAATCCCTTTGATCTATCCCTACGGTAATTGATGACTCTTAGAGGGAAGAAACACATTCTTGGTCTTTTCTTTTTCTTTTCGTTGTTACTTCAGAGGGCAATATGCAGCACCCTTTGGTAACCCTTCCAAGCTCTCCCAATACTCACTTTTGATACTTTGCTATCACTTACACTTGAAGATTGACGGATTCAAATGAACCTGTACAAATAGACAGGCAAAAGCTAGGGTAAACCCTTAAGGGGAAACCCTATAAGTGATGTCCCTCATTCAATGAAATCAACAACTTACGAACGCTGGCACGATTCTTTCGCGCTATATAGGTGAGAGGCACGATCTTGTGCCCTCAGTTGTCAAACTTAATGGAGTATGAAATGGACAACCTCACAAAACACGATTTGTTTCAAGCTGCACGAACTATGAAGAGGTTCGGCGGGTCTTTTGCCTCATGTATCGCAGAGGCTTACCTAGTAGCAGACAGCCACAACGCCAAGCGCCTTTTAGAGGCTTTCTCTGACCTTTTTACCAAGTATCACGCTTGGAACATGGAGAACAACTAATGGACAAGTACACACACCTCGAAGACGGCTACACGCTCCTCTGCTATTACGAGTTTGAGCCACCACTGGACGGTGATGACATCAACCCAGCCTATGAGGGCTGTGTCACGGTCTGTGAGGTCTACGTCAACGGCTCAACACATGATGCCCATCAATTGCTTAACCCTGCATTGATCCAGCGCATCGAGTCTGACCTGTTGGAGATGTTGGCATGAAATACCTTATCGAATTAGCCCAAGCTTTTATTATTGCTTGTCTTTTCTTTGGTCTTATTTTCTATTCACTGTTTAACTAATAGAGGTTTAATATGAAATCAACAGTTGATTTTTATTCTTTTCGTCGTGCTTTTGAAATGACAAGAGCAACTCATTTCTCCTATGAGGGTTTAAATATCCTTTTTGGCTATTTAGAAGAATACGAGGAATCAACAGGCGAGGAAATCGAATTAGATGTTATTTCCTTGTGCTGTGATTTTTACGAAGACCACTGGACAGATATAGCCGAGAACTATGATATTGATTTATCAGACATTGAAGACGAAGACGAAAAGAAAAAAGCCGTAGAGGATTATTTAAACAATAACACCATGCTTTGCGGTGAAACTAAAACAGGCTCTTTTATCTATCAAGTGTTTTAAGGAGTTAAAAACATGATTACTTATAACTACTCAATTGCAGAACACTTTATGGCGGCTCTCATCAATGGTGACGATTCAGGTCTGACTGACGAAGAGATCAACGCGCTAAACAGCTTTGAAGAGAGCCTCCCAAAGCATTACCACCTGAAAGCCCCAATGCATGGAAATTGGGACATTATCGACACAGAGCCAAGCTTTGCAGTGTGTGAGGTCTGCGAAGGATATGCGAGTTGTTTAACTGTCCAATTGCACTTTATTTAAGGAGAAACAAATTGAAAACGAACCAATTAACAGGTCAAGCTCTCATCCGTGCTGTTGTGAATCAAATTCAAAAAGATTTGCAAGACGAAGACGTCACCGCTTTGTGGGAATTATTAATGAATGTCGAGCCTAAACATCTGCAAGCTTTTTTGCCTGAGGTGACAGCATGAAAACATTAGAGCTTGTTAATGGGCAATATGTCTTTGAGCACAAAGGCATAAACATTGAGAACCCAATTCTCTCGGACTGTGGAAGAGGTGCAATTGACCCAGCAGCATATGGCTTTGAGGTGGTTTGGACAGGCGGTAACTGTTCGGCTCATGGTCAAGTATTTAACCTTAACGGTGAGCGTGTATTGATGATTCTCACTGATGGCAATTTAAACGCCATCCAGCCTGATTCAGAGCTTGCAGAGGTCGGCTTGTATCGTGCTCCTGATGCTGAGAATGATTGGGATTTGTTGCCCGAGAATTTAATTACGTTCTACGAGGTGCAGAGATGATTATTGAACCGTTCATTAAGGTGCAAATAGGTGCGTTCGGCAGTATTACCACAATTGACGAACCTAATTTTTGGATTGTTGAAAAGGTTTGTGAATTAGGATTAATCGTTACCTCATGCGACAACCCAAAAAAGTGGCGATTTGTCCACCCTGACGATTTTTGGATTTTGCTAGATAACCTCAAGCTGTAAAACCAAAGAATCCCCGAGAGATCGGGGTTTTTTTGGCTTTGCTAAGTTGGTAAGTACTCACTTCACATATAGAACGATTACAACGCCTCAGAACCGCTTTCTGTGCTTGTGGCTACCCATGTCTACACCATGCTGTGATCGTGCCTTGTAGCTCGTTCTGATGCGTTCTAGAGGCATTCTCGGGTCTGTGGTTGGGTCGTTGTGTGTGCGTACGTCATGCGCTCGTGTCATGCGCTGCGTGATGCGTGAGCGTGTGTGTGCGGGGGTGCGTATGCGGGGGTGTGTGCGTGTGTGTATGCGTGTACACATGTATATGACCCCTCCCCCCTCAAAAAATTTAGTGGGTATCAAAAAAGACACCCCCCCTTGTTTTTTTGGCTACGGCTCATTTGAGAAATTTGAGCTTATAGAGCGTTGAGTCAATCAATTTAGAAATTGCATCAACCTCGTTTTGGATTTCACTTTCTTGTGGCAAAACCCGATAACGCTCACTCTCTACATACTCTTTCAAGGCTTCAAGCTCATCCAGGCCATTGTCCAATGGTGGGTAGTAGTCAACTGGGTATTGGATGATCTCGCCTGTCAGACCTTGTACTGCTTCAATCACGCCATCAACCAGGTCGGGCAGTTCCGTGTAGAACGTGCCTAATGCTGAATGCTCAGAGAAGCTTTTGGTCTGCAAATGCAGGATATGGGCATTGGTTGCTGCATGTAGCAAGGTCAAGAAAAATTCACCCATAACTTACTCCTAAATGGTTTAAGACCTCTCGGGCTGCTTCTACTTTCCAAGGTCTTAGGCAGGGATTCTCGGCTATTTTAATCCACTCGTCTATTTGTCTCTCATGTGCCTCTTTAAAGACTTGTTTTTGTTGTTCATTGGTCATATTGCCTTGGTCCAGCATTGTGTGGCAGTAGTAACAGCCCCAAACCGTTCTGCTGTCATCAGCTTTTAGTCCCATGCCTTTACCTGCTTCCAGGCTGTTCTCATGGCAAGCAACTGTTGTAGAGCCTTCAGTGGTCAAGCAGCGTTTACTTATGTTTAATAAGCATTCTTGACCCTGAGCCAATGTTAGTAAGTGCTTACTTCTGTACATCGAGGTTCTTCAGTTCTTGGCGTTTGGTGTATTCCTGTGCTTTAAATACCTCAATACGGGCCAATGCTGCTTTCATCATCCAGTTCAGTTCCTCATATTGCCTGTTGGCTTCTTTGAGGTCCAGCAAGTGCTGTTTGTACTTTGGATGAGCATAGGCATAGGCTTCTTTGTTGCCCAGTGTGCCTTCTTCCTCATTCATTAGTTCACTCTTAACCACTTTGGAGTAGTCATCAAGATGATTGCGATTAGCCAACACCTGGCCCATTTGGGCAGCGTTCTGGGCTATGTAATTGATTGCTTTGTGAGGGTCGATGTCCATTATGTGTGCTCGTTAATTAATGCTTGGATGCCATCTTTGAGTATTCCTTTGCCCATGTCTTCCAGTATTTGTACCTGGATACGAGTTAGGTTTACTCTTACTTCATGTGTGTAGTCACGGGTTTTCTTTGTTCCTGCACCTTTTCTACGTCCTCCCCATGTGCCAATTGGTCTGCCAAGGCGTTTGGCTCTTGCTGCTCTACGCTTCTCCCGCTCGATCTCTTTGATGAAGTCGGGCTTTTCGTAGACAAATGGGTCTTCTAGTTCCATTACGCCATCTCCACAATCTTTTCTGCTGTGCCATTTCTGATGACCTGGGCAACGATTTTTAGTGCCAACTCCATCTCTTGCACTGTGCATTCGTCTATTTGTGCGTCATGAACGACCATAAAAAGCTTCATGACCTGCATTTCAGGACCTGTGAACAAGAAACGCTTCTTTGCCAAACCTCTGCTTGCCATTGTTTTAATGGCGTTCTGTGCATCCCTAATCTCTGGCAAACAATCAATGCCCAATGATGGCCTAACCTTGGTCATAGCCTCTGCCATGTTTGCTGCTGCTATCAGTACGTCAACGTGGTCTGTAGTAGCTTCGCCCTTTAACAACTCATCAAAAGCTTCATGGTTCTTGAGCTTTAGTTCTACACCAGCAGTAGGTAGGCTACCCACTCGTTTTAGTCCTGAGAGAACGTAGTCAAGGGCATTAATTCGGGGATATTTACTGACAAACTTCTTCTTTTTCATTTCTGATTTCTGGCTCTGATTTCATCTGCGAGGGATTGATCTAAGGGCTCAACCATCATGGCGATTGCTTCACGTTCGTTAATAAGCAACACCTTAGACATTTTGACCCACTCACGGTTGCAGTTACCCCAAACTCTGTCTTTTGTTTTTTCTTCTACAAGCTCTGCAAACTCTTTCAGTTCGTCAAAGGTTCTACTGTGCCTGATACCAACCAGTTTGTTAGCCTGAGCCCAGAGTTCAATGATTTCGTCATGACTCATGGCAAATCTTCCTTAATCAATACTTCAACCATACCGACAGACCCATACACCTTGGTTGCATGTAGGCTGCATACCTGGCTGTCATCTTTGTAGACAACCTCATTCATTGCATCTAGAAACGCTTTTACGATGTTGTCCGTATCAGGCTTCTTCATGGGCCGCTCTTCATTGGACAAGCAAGCTTCCCTGCGTTTCTTGGAATAGCTGGCAGGAATCGGCATGGTGATGTAAAAATAAGCCGCTACTGGCGTTTCCAGAGGCTCACTTGTGCCCATTGCTTTGATTGCTGCTTCTCTGATCTGATCCTCGTAGTCTCGAGTCTTTGTAGGCGTGTAGGTCGATACAAAGTTGCCTCGTCTAGCAAATTTGGGCCTTGCTTTGCCTATAGGTGTGCCTTCAACTCTGAACATGATGTGAAAGGTCATACGAGAGCTTGTTGGTAAGTAGGTGGTGGGTTTTTAGTACCAAGCAGTGCTTGACTAGCTGGTGTACGCTGGTTATTGACGATAGGAAAAGGCCAGTTATTCATTCGATTTCTCCATTACGGAATAGCTTTACATATGCGTGTATACGCTTTACACCGTCAGCATCAAACCACTTTGACGATCCTTTAACTAGGCTTATCAGGTTGTCCCTGTCGTTGTTCAACGTGTAGGTTGTCCAGATTTCCCTAGCCCTAGCAACTTCAAGTTGATAGTTAGGCTTTAGCTTATACGGTTTCCAGTCATTGGTCATCAGGGATAACCCTTACGATGCAACATGTGGGTAAAGTGGGAAAAATAGAGGTGCATCATGCGGTTGAGCAACATATTGTTGAGCATCTCTCAGGAACCAAAGTTTGATTGTTGGCTCACCTTCACCTGAACCCTCGTAGTTCCTCTGCTTACGGCAAAGTAGGTAATGGTCTGGATCGTTTTTCAGATCAGCATACTCACCATTCAACTTGATGTCGTCCTCTTTGGGTTTGTTTCGCCAAACCAGCATGACGTTATCTACAAGGTCGGTAATGGCTCCTGATCCCTTGTTGTCGTGTTTGTCAGGAACAGCGTTCTCATTGGCAGGTTTACGCAAATGGTGAACGAGGTGAACGTGGATGTTGTAATCTCGAGCAACAGAGGTTAGTTCATCAACAAAACGCTTTTGCCCGTTGAAATCATCCTCTGCTTTCACACATTTAGCCAAGTTATCCACAAAGATGTGGTTAATCTGCAATTCCTTTGCACAGTACCGAACCATGCCAATCACGGTATCAGCATCAGCAGTGCCTACCTGGTCGTACAGCCAAAGTCGGTTGTCAGTCCAATCACCGAACTGGTCGTACAGTTGGTCAAGAGCTGCTATGCCATCATCACCTTGGAACTCACTGCTAAACGGGTTTAGACCAACCCACATCCTTGCCATACGCTGCATGGTGGTGATAGGTTTCATCTCGAAGCTTGCAATGCAAACCTTCTCGTCTTGACCCATGACTGACAGGGCAATTTCACTGGTCATCAGGGACTTACCGTGACCATTCTGTCCTGACCACAAGGTGACTTCACCCTTACGGAACTCAAAGCTTTCCTTGGTATGAGGCCAAGGTAGGTAGGCAACCTTAGCTTTTTCTTTGACTCGTAAACGCTCTTTCAATGGTTCAACGTAGTCTTTAGCTCGTCTGACCTTGGTTTGGTTGTCTGTCTCTTTGAGGTAGACAGAAAAGTCAATGTTGTCATCAATTATCTTTGCCATACAGTAGTCCATCCATCTTGTTGCCAGTCTAGCTTGCCAACTTGGTGGTGTGAACTAGCAATAACCCTAGCTCCAGCACCTTTGCAAGCCTCAAAAAGCTCTTTAGCGCGTTTTTCTGAGTCAGAACATATGCTGACAGCCAAACCAACGCAAAACCGCATATCGAGCGTTTTAATAGGTTCTTGGTCAACACATACCGTACAGAAATCATCGTTCTCCCACCAATCTGTTTGGCAAGGGAAGTCGTTAATGAAGATAATTTGTGGTGCTTGACCTTCGAGTCTCATTCGGACGATCTCCTCATGGCCTCTCATAACAACCTCAGTTTGTTGTAGTCAGCATTTGTAGATTTAGGCAAGGTAACCTCGTCATTCCATCGTTGACCATTTAGCCATGTTGATGGGTGTGGGATGTACTGTTGCTCCTTGTCTTTCCAAACAGTTTTGTTCTGAGCGTAGATGGCTTGGATCATCTTGGTAAACAAGGCATCGTCCACCTTAAGTTTTGCAAATACTTTTTCAGCAAAATCCTTGTTTGTCTTCCTAGGATATGCTTTCCAAAATTCAACAAATAGAGGATCACTACTCTTAATAGGTTTAATTACTGGTTTATCTTCCTGGTTTGTAGCCAGATTCTGACCCACCCCTCGGTCAATATTTGACCCACCCTCAGCCAGATTCTGACCTACCCCTCCAAGAATATATTGATTTGGAAGGCTTACACCTTCTTTAGATATGTGAACAATTTTAAGAAAACCAGCATCTTCAAGACCCTTGATGTGATTCTTCAATGTTGACAAACCCATTCGACATTCTTCGGCAAGAAGTTTGTGTGATGGATTGCATTGACCTGTATGACCATTAGTGTGGTTAGCAAGAAGCAACAAGACAAGTTGCTGACCAGAATTAGCTGTTTTCTGCTTTACAGCCCAAGCCATGACTTCAAAACTCATGGCAACTTACTCACTGCCGCATCAACAACGCTTGTATGTTGATCAACAATCGCCATAAATTGACGAACAGTAAGCTCAATGATGTTTATATCGCCATCCTCACGTTGTTGTTCAATCCAAATACGGCCTTGTTCAGCCGTCACTTTTGTTTCAATTTCAAAAGGAAATAAAAGCATTTCAAACTCCAAATAAAAAACCCCTGAAAGCTGGTGGGACTAGCACCAGACCTTCAAGGGTCAGCCTGTGAGGGCTTAGATGTATTTGTACCTAGTCCGTACAACACCTAAACCCTCTGCCAAAAGTGTATCACTTCTTTTCCGGTTGTTCCTTCTTTTTACCGAAAATCTTATCCCAATTCTCGTCAAACTTCTGACGGTCTGGGATAGGACGAGGTGCTGATCCTTTACTCATGTGTTTTTCTCCAAAAAGTCTTCGCACTTGCGCTTCCAGCCCCATGTCTCACGCATAACGTACACAGGCGCATAAAAACGTGGTTTGTGCAACATTGCACAGATTAGAGTTGGCTTAGGCAGTGCTCTCATGGTGGCGTGTTTGCATTCATCGCAGTTTTGAGTTTTCATAGCGTGTTCTTCTCCTTGAGTTTGGCTTCTGTTCGGTACACACAGTCGCGCAACAGTTCGTCAATAAACCCAAACTCTTGTTCTATGTCCTCATCCGTCAGTCCAACCCATTGCTGTGGTTGTGGGGTGGTGTAGATTGCTTCTGCATGAACTTGCCCACATTTGCGGCACATCGTTTTTTCTTTGCTTTCGTACCAGCAAGGTTTTAACGCTACAGGCTCCTGCACAGGTGCTGCGGGTGGGGTGGTGTAGAGCAACCAACGGTCTTCTTCATCTGTTTTGTCGTATTTATGTTTTTCAACCTCTATCCAGCCACCCTTTTGAGAACCTTCAAACCAAATCAAATACACAGGCTCCTGCTTGTTTTGTTCTTGCTCTGATTGCTCGATAGCTTGGCGATATTTTTTGCTGTCGCCGCCTAACGCATCAATGTAGTTTGCCATCTCTTTCATTGCGGTGATACTCATGTGTTCTTCTCCTTGAGTCGCTTTTCCGTTTCTATTTGAACTGCCTCAGCCCACTCGCCAGCGGTCATTGCTAGTTGGGAGTAAGTAACAGTGTGTCTTGCGTGATTTCGTTCCTCGTCCGTCAGCCCAACAAATTCACGCTGTGGTGGGGAGGTGTAGAGGGGAATGTTGTGGATTTCTTTATCAAGCCCTGACGCAAACTTGTCGATATAGCTTGCCGACAAAAACCCGCCATGCGGATTCATCCACGCCACAGGCTCCTGCTTCTCAGCCTGCTGTGGTTGTGTGTAAAACTTTGTTCCAGGCACATAATAGGTATCGTCTAGCCATTCTATGTAGCCACCGCCTTTCATGTCTTCAAGGATTACTGCCACCGGCTCCTGCTCAATCTCTTGACCAAGCCGTGCAACATTTCTCAGGGCTTCCTCTTGAATGGCTTGGCGTAGGGATGTGACAGCTTCATCAAACAGTTGCACGCTGCCGTTGTATTGGTACGCCTCAAACGCCTCCAATGCTTGCTTCATTGCGGTGATGCTCATGTGTTTCCCCTTGCTCGGATGGCTTTAGCGTAGGTTCTTCCATAAAAAGGCTGAAGCTCTACACAGACCTTCGCACAAGCCTCACGCTCTGCTTGTGCTACTTGCTTGGCAAAGCGTTCAAGTTCAATGTAATCCTGCTCAGACACCGGAGTTAAAAACTCTCCTATTTCCCTCGCCATGCGGAGAATGTCTTCTTGGTTCATAGCATGTCATCCTCATCAAACATGTTGCTAGAGAACGGACGGTTAAAAGTTCGTTCTTGTTCAAAGTGATGATTTAGATGTTGGGCAAGCAAGAAAACATTGCTATTGTCAGCTTTGATGCCACCATCATTGTCAATCTCGATGCCTGACATGGTTGCAAGTCTGTAGAGATCACCTAAGTTCATCTTTTTTCTCCATAAAAAGTTGGTCAATCGGTTTCAATAAACGGCCTGTAGCAGTCTCTATAGCAGTGACCAAGGTGGCTACTACAGCAGCATCCAGGTCTTCTGCCAGGGTGTGTGGTTCAAGCTTCTCTGTTGCGTAAGCAATCAGTTCGTAAGCTGTGTTGAATTCAAGGTGTTGTGGGCTCATAGGGTGAGCTTAGTGGGAAAAAAAGATGTGTCTATGAGGGTTAACCCCTATGTACGACTACAAAAAACGGGTATAAAGTTCATCCACCTCGTTTTTGAGGTGTAACAAAGGACATCAAATGCAAAGCAATGAAAAGCATGTCGAACCAAAGTACAAGGTCACATTACCCACCATCCCCTGTGACGATCCACGTTTTGTGTGGACTCGTGGTGCAGACGTACAAGCCACCTGGAAGCGTTTTGGCTGGGTTTCTCCTAGCGATTTGAAGGAGAAGACAAATGAAGCTTAAGAACTTCCGTGAAGAGATTCGTTCTGAACTCATGAGTAGCCCTACTCAATACTGCTGCTACTGCACAGAACCAAAACGTGGCAAGTATTCGTGTTGCAGTGAGAACCACTTCGTTACTTTTGGCGATCTGTATGAAGAAGATCAAAACGCCATCATTCAAGATGAAGTTGACCAATACGAAGATTGGAGCAAGAAATGAAATGCATTGATTTGGAAGGTGATTTGAATTTGTATGTAGATGAGTTTGAGAACGGTTCTTGGATCAATCTGTCAGGTCAAAACTATCACATTGCTACACCACTCACCAAAGAGCAAACACTTGAATTGATTGATGTACTGCAAAAAATACTGGAATTAGCATGAGCATTGAAAAACTACTCCAACTCAACGTCAATGAGCACGTTGAAAAGAAAAACAATCTGTCTTATCTGTCATGGGCATGGGCTTGGGCAGAAGCACTTAAGGCTGATTCAGCAGCAACATTCAAAGTGGAAACCTTTGAAGAGCATGGACAGAATGGATCAAAGCGTACAGTGCCTTACATGAGCATTAACGGCTCTGCAATGGTCTGTGTAACTGTCACCATGTTTGGCAAGCCTATGACCTGCCATCTGCCTGTGATGGACTACAAGAACAAGGCTATCCAAGAACCTGATGCCTTTGCAGTCAATACAGCCATCATGCGCTGCATGACCAAGGCTCTCAGCTTGCATGGCTTGGGCCTGTATATCTATGCTGGTGAAGACTTGCCTGAAGAGGGTGATGTGCCTCGTAAAGGCTCGGGTCCAGTAGTAACGCCTCGAGGTGGTATTGGTGAAGACTTACCCGAGGGTGATAAAGAATTTCTGCGTGAGTTAGCTGAAAGTGTTGAAAGCCTGGTCAAAGCAGGGCAAGCACATGATGCACTTGCAATGATCGACGAGCAAGGATTGGAAGCAGACCAAAAGGTCTATCTTTCAAACTTCCTGCAAGCAAGCACCCGTAGTGCATTAAAGAAAGCAAAAGGTAATTAAATGGAATACGACAACACAAATCGCGGCTCACTTTTCAAGAACGAAAAGAAAGAGGAAGAGAAACACCCAGACATGAATGGTTCACTCAACGTCAATGGCGTTGAATTCTGGATCAGTGGATGGAGAAAAACCAGCAAAGCAGGTACAGGCTTCATCAGTCTGTCTATCCGTCCTAAGCAAGAACAGACTCGTCAGGTTAGCCAGCCTACGAACAAAAACCCAAGCCGTAACAAAGAATGGGTTGAAGAATATGATCGCACCCCTACGAAGGGCAAAATAAACGATCCATTGGATTTCTGATTAACGGGGCTGAAAGCAGATTCTGGCTATTAGGGATTCCTGATAGAGCGCACCAGTGCAGCGAGTAAGCCCCACCTATTACGGGGGGAAAGCGGATTTTGTGCCTTATCGGGAAAGCTGCCGGTGACCAACAGACATATCGTCTGACAAGTGCAGAGCCTCAAGTACCCCCACCTATGGATGCAAGGTAGCGCCTTGCTTAATGTTGGAAGCTGTAACAGCACCGAGATAAACAACGTAACCCAAAGACCAATTGACTCGCCATCATTCCCCTTACAGGTTGCAACCTGGTAGAGGATATGTCTGGGGGCAGAATACATTGGTGAATCTCGACCATTTACAAGGAACTTTATGAGTTACGCACAAGTTGAAATGAAAGTTGTTCAATGGGGTGAGGCTAGAGGAATTGTCCAGAATAGCACCCCTAAAGCACAAGCCAAGAAAACTCTTGAAGAAGTCATGGAGTTGTTTGAAGCGATTCAAGCAAATGATCGTGAAGCCATGATCGACGCATACGGAGATATTCTTGTAACCCTTGTCATGGGTTGTGCATGTGCTGATTTGGACCTTGTGAGCTGTTTTGAACATGCCTATGAACAGATTAAAGATCGCAAAGGTACTTTGTTGCCTGACGGAACTTTTGTAAAGGAATCGAAATGAACATTACAGACGTTCTTGAAGAACGAGGTAAACGGTATGGCAAATTTGTTGATGTGGCAAAAGCCACAGATGCAATTCAAGAAGTTGTTTACGAACAAATGCAACTTCAAAAACTTAAATCACTTAATGCAGATCAATCAGTTGCTTTAGATATGATTTGCCACAAAATTGCAAGAATTGCTGTTGGTGATGCTGACTATGCCGACAATTGGATTGATATTGCCGGATACGCTCAACTGGTTGCAGATCGTTTGCAGGGCATTGAGCGATAAATCTGTAAAGGAATGATATGAAAGTATTTGAATATGTATGGACTTGGTTAGCCTGTGTAGGCTTCTTGTTTACAGTCGTGTCTATCTCTTATGTAGGATTTGTTTTCAAATGAAATATTGGCCTGGAACTAACATCATCAAAAGCAACAACAACGCCTTTGATTGGAATACTGGTGAGTCAAGCATGGCAAAGATTGCTCGAGTTACTGAAGGCAGCAAGAAAGGCATTCAGCAGGTCATAGAGCAGCGTAAAAAGGAAGGCAATCCTATGTACGCTACCCCCACCAATGAATTTACCGTGTACAGCAAAGCAAAGGCTATACGGTTTACAAACTAAGAGGTCAGAATAGCCAAGGCTTCATTGGTGTGTTTGATACGGTCATCAAGGCCAATCGTTCCACCATTGATAGCCTTGGTTAGCTTTACCCAGTCACCAGCTTCTGCAAGCTCATTGCACTTATGCGTAGACCAAAACCAGCCAGCAGTTAAGGCCGCATACGTAGGCGTTCCCACAAGGTCAGGGTCAGCCCAGAAATCCATTCCAAGAGCCTTCCCAGCGTTGAAATAATTAGTAGAACCAGTAAGCTGAATACAGCCGCGACCACGAAAACGGTAACCATCGCCAGATGACTCATCGCGATTGCCCATTCGGTTAGCGTAAACCATGTTGGCAATCTTTTTCGGGTTTCCTGCGTATGCATTTGCAATCTCCTGAGTTGGGAATCGTTTAGGCCAAAGCTTCATCAAGGTAACAGCACGGTAGTTCAGATTCTCTTCAAGGATTCTGAAGTTACCGCATTCATGCCCACACTGACCAATGAAGGCAGCTTGTTGACGAGGTGAGTTAATGTTGAAACGGGCAAACGTGCTATTCAATGCATCTACCCATTGCACTCCTATTTTGAGTGCTTGTAATTGTTTATCGTTGACCATTCAGGCTCTCCCGTAGAGTCTCATATGCTGTGATACAGGCATTTAGTTGAGCAGTATTTCTATCACCCTGGGCAACTATTTCTGCGATTGCTGCGAGGGTTGCTCTGTCGGCATCAGAAGTTTCGTAAGCCTGTCTGTCAGGTTCACTTCTCGTTTCGTTCCGATCTCCGGTGGGAGTGGTGGGACTTGTGGAGGCTTGTACGCAACTTGAGGTTGGGAGGCGCACCCTACCAGCACGAATAGCACGGTCAAGAGCAGACTGTTTTTCAGTAATTGCATTGTTAGCCTCCAACAACTTAGTTGACGTTTGGTTCATTTGCTCGTTCAGCTTCTGTTCAATAGCTCGAGCCTCATCATTTTTCTTAGCAATCTCTATTTGCATTTCTTTGTCACGCTCAACCCAGCCCTTGTGGTGACCATAGAAATAGAAAGTCAAAACTGAGACAATCACCCCTACGATTACCCAAGGGTTTGGAATCATGTCTCACTCCTTGCCGCCAATCTCTCCTGTGCGATCTCTTCACGTTCGGGGTGTAGATAGTCCTCGGGAGTCGTTGGTGGTGGACCAGGAGTCCAAGACTCGTCCAAAGCGGGATTTACCCATGTCGGCAATTGACCAAGACCAGCGGATACTGGTGATGCACCGTAAGCACTTGATACTGGTTGGGGTGAACCTGAACCGGCACATGGTTGATATGTTTGTGTAGGAGGGCTTGTAAGGGCCTTGGTGACTCGTTTGGTCATGATCCCACCGATACCCCCTACGATCAGCAAAACGATGTCGTTCAACATCTTGGTGTAGGCTTGGTCGATAGGAGCCATCGACTTGATGGGCTGAGTAACAAATGTTACCGAGTACAGCAACATGCCCACAATGAATACTAGGACCAGTGTGACCATAACGACCACAAAGCCCCAGATGCGTACTTCGATCTCGTCAGGGTTTAGTCTCGGGCTGTTGTCCAATTTGCTTCTCCAATACAGGTGCAACTAGATATTCAGGGCATTGTTGGGTGAACAGGCACTTAGGCTTCTGACAATCAGGCTTGTAGAAGTTCTCAGGGTTTTGACACGGATACCTATAAGTATCTTGGCAACCAGCTAATAGCAATACAGTTATCAGTAAGTATTTCATTTCAATCTACTCATTAGCATAGCCACGATAGGATCAGACAACTCATTAGGCAGCTTAGGCAACAGGTCTACAAGCCAATACAAAAATAGCAAGTAGCACATGAGCTTGCACCAGTTCTCAACCCCTCTGATGATCTCATTGGTTATGAACGACCGCATACATTTTGTTTGCAGTAGTCTACAAGTTCAAAAGCACCCCAAATAGCCAAACCTAAAATCATCAATGCAAAGCAGCAGTAGAAGATGATTTCAATTAGCTCATCCATCTCTGCTTTCTTTCGTGCCGCTTCTTCTCGTTCTTCACGAGCAGCAATCGCATCTGCTTTATCCATTTGCAAAGCACGAAGTTTGATGTTGTTCCAAACGTCAACTTTTCCTGCCTGCATAAACAGCATCTGGAGTTCGTTCTCAAAGTCTTTGGCTTGCTCCAATGCCATTTCAATTTGAATGGCTGATCCCATGTTGGAACCGCCTTTCTTTTTACTTTGAACCATTGCCTTTGTAGCGGCAGATTTGGCATCAAAGTATTTCCCGAGAACGGGACCCAAGCTGGCAACATCATCTACTGTTGCCGACATTTTCTTTACGAGCTTAACCGCTGACTGAATCCCTGCAAGGGCGCTAATAGGATCAATCATTTTTCACTCTCTTCCATTCGAGACAATAAACTCTACGCTCGAATACGTCCCCTTCCCACCTCCATCTAATGCATGTGTACTTTTCTTCCGCCTTAACCAAGAAGGTTGTCAGCAGCAATGCAATCAAAAGACGCATTCATTTTTTATGTTCAAGCCAAAAGTAAGCAGCGGCAGAACATACACCAACGATGTAAAACAATTTTTCAAGCACTGATTTACCAATGGCTTGGTAGGCTTGGTCTGTTAGCTTCTTAACAGCACGATCAGCAGCTTTTTCGGCAATCATGTCGATTTGCTCGTCACTGAGTTGAATCTCTTTCTTTAATTCAGACATGATTACCTCATTGCTGGAGAAACACCACCTGCTTTACGAATCTCGTTTTGCAGAATGAGTCTACGTTCTGGATCACGTTCGGTAGCAAGTTGTGAAGACAATTCACGCACATAGTTAGGATTACCAGCGGTAACATAACCTTGTCCCAAACGACCAAGTTCTTCACCTTTGCCAGCAAAGATGTCGGGAGAGATGCCAATGTCTTTAATCGCACCAACGGCTTTAGCCATAGCTGCTTGAGCTTTTTCAGTATTGCCCAATCCAAGCAATGCAGCCATAGCAGCAAGACCACCTAAAGAGCCTGGAGTTGCACCACCTTTGATGTAGTTTGGCACATGCGTAGGTGTACCAGCATTAACAGATGGTTTTACACTTTTGACAGGACCAGTAATGTTTTCACCAGATGCCAAGTTGTAATTTTTTACAAACTCAGAATAAGGAACATTCTTTTTACCAACAGCTTCTTCCCAAAACTTAATTGCTTCTTCTGGACCTTTTAAGTTATAGAGCCAGTTAAAAGCACCTGGCCCCATTTCACCTGTGCGTTTTTTGTACGTAGGATGAAAGCCAGGAGGAGAAGCAGCTTCAGCCGCAAGCTTATCAGCAGCGATCTGTTCAGCAGTACGCCTTACTCGAGTTTTGACAGATTTGTCTTCAGGCGGTGGTGCTGGTTGAGCAGCTTGATCCACCATAGGGGCTAGGTCAGATTGAATGGCCTTGGTGGGGCTTTGACCTGCTTGTACAGATTCTGTAACGGTAGGTGGTGCTACAGATTGCGCTACTTGAGTTGCAACTTCTTGAACAACAGACTTTGCAGCATCATTAACAACACGGCCTTCAAGAGCCTTAGCCGCCATTTGTTGAGCTTCTGCAAGGGTTCTGCTTTGTCCTGTTGGTGGTGCAACAGGTTGATTCCCCATTGGAATATCACGAGTGCGATCAATAGGGGGGGTAGCGGATTTGTCTTTGTTTTGGTTGTACAGGTATGTACCTGCTGCTCCTAAAGCACCACCTAAAGCGGTAGCCAACGGCAAATGCCACCAATCACCACCGATGTCTTCTTTTTGCTGTTCAGCAGTGCCTAAAGCAAAACCAGATTCGCCTTTAGCAAACGGGTCTTTTTCATCTGTAACGATGTCACCGGAGTATTCAACAAATTTCTTAGCCATTTATTCCTCCACTACTCGTTTGCCTTCAGGAGTGCGGTAAACATCTTTGCCGTCCTTGGTCTTGCCAATTTTGACATAGCCTTTAGGAATACCTGTATCTTCCTTGGCGACGGCACTACGTTCTTTGGGTGACTTTGGTTTTTCAGGCTTAATAGTTTCAGGCTGAATGCCAAGAGTTTGTTCGTAGTTTGCAGGATTGGTTTGGCCTTTAGGAGCAGCTTCACCAGTACGCTTCATCACTTCCACGTTACGATCTGCAAATTGCTCTCGCAAAGCTTGGTATTGAGGTGTACGAGCAAAGGCAGCTTCCAGTTCACCAGGCTTAGGAGCAGAGCCCTTTGGATAACGAGACAGTTGCTGATCTCGCCATGCTGCAAACATCTGAGTCGCATCAGCGTTGAACTCACCAATCAAGGAGGAAGCAATACCTCGGCTGAATTCATCACCAATCTCATAGCTCTTGGGATTAATTACAAAAGGCAAAGTGCCATGTTTGGCAACAAGTTCAAGCTGAGTCTTTTCCAACTGACCTTGCAAGTCCAAGATGCGACCAAGATTCTTGATCTCAGCAGCACCCATGTTTTTAAACACTTCGTTTTGCAAGAAGTCAGATTTGCTTTGATTGAAATTTTTCTCAAAGTTTTCGCTATTGCTAAAAGACTTTTGTGCTTGATTAAGTTCAGTCTTAGTGACTGCTTCACCTTTTTTGTTAGTCAACGATCCATCTGTACCAAATTTCAATCCCAGTGCTTCCATAGCAGTAGCAAGGGATTTTTGTTGAGCAGCAGACAACGATACGTTCTTGTTGTCAACGTACTGATTCAGAGCATTAAAGCCCTCTGACATGTTCTGAGACATGCCAGCAGTACGGCTTGTAAACAAGCCGATGGCTTTGCGTTGTTCTTCCGATAGACCAGAGCCCCACAAGTTTTGCAAACGCTGTTGCATTTCTTGGTACAAACGCTTTTGTTCTGAAGCTTTTGCAGCATATTCGCCAGTAGCGGCATTGGCTGCGTTGAGCTTATCGGTGTTGAATTTGAGTTGATCTTTTTCTTGCTGATAACCTAAAGCTTCTTGCAAGGAAGTAACAAAACCACCACGCTCAGTCAATTCATCACGGGTCAGTTTACGACCCATAGTGTCTGTGACAGAAATGATCTGACCCAGTTCGTTGACGGTTTTTTCAAGTTGATTGCCTTGCTTGTCATAAGCAATCGAAGTCGTGGGAGTACCACCAGTGACAAAGGTACGCCACTTGGGATTACCCATCAACATCTCGACAAACGCTCTCATTTTCTGAGGCTTGTCGCCAATGTTTTCAAAAGCTTTGGATGCAGCCAAACGTCCTTCAGGAGTATTAGCACCACCTGCTTCCATGACAGGACGAACTTCTTTTTCAAATGCAGACAGATTGTTCTGCATGGTTGTCGCAATACGCTTAACAGGAGCCTCCATTGGAGTTCCCTTCAAACGACTAGACAACGAGTACATAGACACGGGATCACCATTGGATGCCGCATCCTCATACATTGAATTCAGGTCAGCTTCAGGCGCACGAACAGGGCTAACAAAACTAGGATCAGCAACAGGTGCAGGAGCGTTGACATCAGGAGGGGCAATAGGAGCAGCCTCTTGAATGGGAGGTGGTGCAACGGGAGTCATAGTTTCGAGCCCTTCCAAAAATTCTTGATTCCATCGTCATAGTTTGCTTGAATCGCTGCTGTACCCAAGGCATCTATCGTAGGCAATTGCGGTGTTTGACCAAACATGGCAGGGGGTTGAATGCCGACACTCGATTGATTTGGCATTACTGGAGCTACGCCAACTCCACCAGGAACCTGAGTTTGCCCTAAACCCTGACCGAGAGGTTTTACACCTTGCTCTGTTTCGCCTTCTTTTTGTCCATCAGCAAGCAAAAGACCCAATGCTTTAAACAAAGGGTTTCCTCCAGAAGCAATAGTCTGCGTCAGTGATGGCACACTTTGCCACCGCATAAACTCCATGCCAAGAGGAACATTGTCTGCCATGATTTTTCCTTAAATCTTGAAGCCTTTGCTTTGGCCTGCGGTAGTTTGACCTTGAGTGCCTTGGAAATTCGACACTGTAGATGCTTGAGGCACACCAAAAACAACTTGTGCGTATTTGCTGAATACGTCTTGAGGGGTTTGTGCATAGCCAATACGACTTGCAGCAGCTTGTTGAGCAGCAGACAAACCTTGTTGACCAGCACCCAGTAAGCTTGTAGCGGCTTGTTGACGTTGGCTTTCAACACCAGCAGAGGTTTGTGCAGCAACAGAGCCCATACGTTGTTCAGCAAGGGATGCGAGGTTTCTGGATGCCAAAGCCTGACGAGCAGAACCCAAGCCACCTGCACCACCGTACAAAGCACCTTGTTGGTTCATTTGCTCACGAGTTTCTTCCCGAGCAGGTTGCAATGCAGCACTGATCTGCTGTTGCTTGTATTCAGGGCTAAACAGTTGCTGTAGACCCTGCAAACCGCTGAGATAAGCACCTGCACCACCTGCTTCTTGCAAAGCACCAGCACGACCTGATACGTCCATAGCTGTTTGAGCAGCAGTGGTTGTAGCAGGAGCAACTTGTCCGTAAACGTCTTTAGCTTGGCCTACAGTGTTTTTGTAAGCTGGCAGAAAGGTGTTTTTTAATGCTTCATTTTGAATTGCAAGAGTTTCCCGTTGTTCGGGAGTCATTTGCACTTGTGTGCTACTTGAGCCTTTACCGGAACCCATAATCAGTACCCCTTGCCTTTCCCAGATTGTGTCTGTCTAGGTTGAATGTTTGCATTATCCCACGGTCCTACCGTATTTGAATAGGTGTTAGGTTTGCCAAAACGGGGTTGACCACCTTGGCTTGGGAAAGTAGTGTTTCCACCTTTGCCCATAGGTTGCTGGGGCTGGGGTGTCATTTGCGTATCAGGTCCTAATTCCGGCTCACTGGTCATTCGTGGAGCAGTAGGAGCTTGACTAAAAGGACCTTTGCCAGATGGCGGGCTCATTGGTTGAGCAACTTGTGCTGACTGCATTCCCATAATTTATCCTTAATATTTGCCTTCTGCAAACACGTTGACAAACACTGTTTCATCTTCCAATGCTTCAATTTCATGCCATTCTGAAGCCAAAAGATTGACAGGCTGCGTGTCCTTGGTCATCACCAATTCACGACCTTCTTTACGCACGATACAACTTCCCGCATGGCACATGGTTAGGTGTGAATATATGTGCGCGTGTCGCGGCAATCCTTCACCTTTATTGGCGTGATAAACATTTATGCTTGCGCCATCATAGGTGACTTGATGTTGTGGCGTTACAGGTTTCACAATGTTTGTGACCCCGTGGTTATAGGTTGATCTTCTGCTGTTGGATATGGGGCAGGTTCAGGAACAAGTTTAATTGTTTGGTCACTGTTATCGTAATAATAAACATCAGCAATAACATTGTCATCGCAATCTATCCAAAACATAGGCAACGCAACCTCAAACGCAACATCAGCAATTTGCGCCAATCTATCTGAATTTGGAATTTCTAAATAAATAGGTGTTGGTGGTGTATCTTTTAAATTCCAATTGATAATTTGATAAACAATTTCATTAGGAGATATAAGTGCTTTTTTCATGTTCAACCTTAATAAAAAATAACAACTCCACCACCACCACCGCCACCGCCTCCACCTGCATTTGAACCGCCTGAACCGCCTGAACCACCAGGACTGCCGCCTGCTACTCCGTTGGCTGAAGATGTTTGACTTGTGCCAGCATTGCCGTTTCCATAAGGAACGCCTCCATTTACTGTTCCAGACCAAACTACGCCAGTTTGTGGATTTCTACCGCTACCGCCTGCACCACCACCTGAAAAACCAGGGCCACCACCTCCACCGCCATTTCCTGCTCCAGCACAACAAACACTGCCGCTTATGCCACCACTGCCACCGCCTGCTCCCGCTGCTCCTAAACCAATGGGTAAAAACACAGCAAAATCAGTTAAATTTGTTCCGCCATAAAGTTTTGTGCAACCTGAAAAAGTTGAAGTTCCATTCGAACCACCTTGACCGTAATTTGATACGTTAGGGTTGGTGCTACCTGTGCCACCTGTGCAAGTAACGTAAGCGCCAAACGAACTTGTGCCACCT